CTACGATATTAATTCCGCCGTCCCCTCGACACCTTCCTCCGCCATCATTTCGCGAAGCCTATCGACCCTAGCCGTATCTATTCCGTAAAATTTAACGTAAGGCGGTCGCTTTTTCGCTCGGGCATGAACACTTTGCAACTCCGCATAGGTTTCGATTTTCTTCCGATTCTCCGTCATCCGTTGCGTCCGATCAATCTCGACGAACCACCTACGCCCGCCTTGCGTAAATGTAGCGTCGGAAACAAACCGGACTTTTCCGTACTTACCGCGAAAGGACGCTTCCCTTTCCGTTTCCCAGTCCGTCGGCATATCTAGCGCAAGGTATGCCTCGTTACATAATATGGTATGTTCGACATACCTCCGCTTAAATGGCGTCTTGTTATCTTCGCCTATCAGCTCGCGCCCCTCTTTCGTTAGTCCGTATATCTTCTGTTGCCACCGTATCGACCGTATTAAATTATCGGACTCTAAGCGTGCAAGTATACGGTTAGCATTGCGGACTCCTCCGAGGTTACAAGCCGTTTGTAATTGCGATCTAGTGGCGAATACTAGCTTATTCAAACTCGATAATATCTCGGTCGTTCTCCGTTGGAACTTCGTTTGTGCGTACACGATCGTCCCTCCTTTCGCCTAATTCGCCCCAAGTGATAACGCTCCTTTTCGTAAGCTTTAGGCGCTTCGCCATTTCCTCGTCGGATAAATACGGCACCTGTACGATTTGGCGGTCAACCGTGCGGTATATTCCGCGTCCCGGATTCGGAAGATATTCCGCGCCATTTTCGTCGATCGCTACGCGCGAAGCTAACTCGGTAGGTAATCGGAAAGCCATCTTAGCGTCTGCGTTCTGTTTGACCGCGCGAGGGAGCGAATCGGCAGTCGGATACTGGGTCGCGTGTATAAGGCGCCAACCTAGCGCTCCTGCAATGCGCGTGATCTCCGCCATACACCACTGACAATACTGCATGAGTTTCTTTTCCTCGTCGTCCATAAACGGTTCCGGCGTTAACTGCGCAGCTTCATCGATAATGATAAATGTCCGTTGTTTGATCGGAGTATTGACGATGTTTGTATAGCCGTTATCGCGGAAATACGCCATTGTTTCGTTCATCTGTTGACGGAGTTTCGTAAATACTTCCGCAGCTTCCGACGCATCCGAGGCTACCTCGACCACTTGCGGTAATTTCGCATATCTCCCGAACTCCAATCCGCCCTTTAGGTCGATCATATAAAAGCGTATATCTTCGCCGTGCCGTTCGGATAGGTACGTCAGTACATTCTTCAAAAACACCGTCTTACCTTGCCGAGTTGCGCCAGCTACCGTCATGTGCGGAGTTTTATCGAAGTTATGGAATAACCACCCGTCAAGCGACTTTCCGATCGGCACAACGTAACCGCCACGATTCGGCACCTTAGCGTATGAAATATTCTCCGGTAAATTTTCGTTATAGAATCGGACGTATAATCGACCACCCTCTGCGTAAACCTTAACGGGGACATCGAACGCCTCTACGATTGCTTTTTCGAGTGATTCGGATAATACGTTACCTAACGGGATAGAATACGAATACTCCGCGTAATTTCCTGCCGTCGTTTCTCCGAGGTATTTCGGTAATCCTTGCTTAAGGTTTCCGTAGAGGTCGCGATATTCCCGGAGAAAACCGGTACGGCGGAAAATGATCGATAACCGTCTTTTGTACGACATGTTAGTTTCAGGCATAAATACGGCAGCGGTTAACGCCGCTATGGATGTGTATGCAAAAACAGAAAACATAACATTCCCCCTTCCTTTTACTTATTCCTTTTTATATTCTTTTAATTGACCACCCTAGAATTGGTAGATGGTATACTAGGAAAGTTGAATTCTCGCTCTTGTTGTTATTATTTATCTATTCCAGTTAACTTGAACACTTCTTTAGAAGTTGCTCTTATCATTCCTTTCTATCCCAACTTCTCGGTGGCGGATTTTTTTAGAATAGTAGAGACAAAACATGGTCCCATTCCTGCGCGACACTTTCGTTAACCACATCGATGCTGTGATTTATCCACTTGTATGCCCAATCTAATTTAAGTGTATCTGCAATAGAACTAACCGCATAATCCGCCTCACATATTAATTCATTCGTATAACAGACGTTATAAACCCGCTCTGTAGGCGTTGTATAGTCGAGAAAATCGAAGAAACTTTTCACTGGTTCAAACTCCCCATTTACTACGTCACCTATCTTTTCGCCATTAACGCTAATCTTAACGCCCATACTCTACGCTCCTTTACAGCTATTACACATATCACTCGAATCAGTAGTTGCAAATTCCGCAACCTTCCCACACCAACGACAATAACGCTTCTCCCAAATCCACCTAATCATACTATCTCCTCCTATATAAATGAATTTACATCGGCTTCTTGACTTTCCGGCTCCACCTTCGGAACAACCGGCTCACCTAATATATCCCGCAATATCAACGATTTAACATACGCACTAAAATTCGATTTCCCTTCGCAATGCTCGAATAATTCCCGTTGGCCATCGTCCGCCACGTTGAACGATACACCTTTCGTCTTTAACCGTACTACTTTCGCCATAATCGCTCACCTATCCGATAATAGCCGATTACATTCGCAAACTCCGGCGGATACGTCTTTCCGTTATAAATCGAATACAACGGAGGGTAGCCGAGATATTCCGATAACTCCTCCGCACCTCCGCCGATTAGTTGGACGCTAGCATTCGGACTCCACCCGAGATCAATCGTTATATTCCGGATACTTTCCGCAATGGATTCGTTACCGCCTGCGATATTCTCCATTCCGCGAGAAACCGTGTCGCTCTCTGCGTTGATGAAGCGCCCACTCGATACCGATGCGAAGTTAATCGTACCGCTACCAATATCGATATAGTACGACTTGGATTTCGAAGGTAATCCCGCTAACGCTGCCGATCCGCCCTCAACTCCGACCGCCACATCGTCGACGATAATACGCCTCTTGACGTTATTGACCGTAATCTCATGCGTACCAATTAACATACGTCGGATATCGTCCTTATCGGCGTTGTGGCGTGCGATTGGCTGACCGACGACCAAACGTACTGGCTCCGTTAGAGAAAGCGTTGAGAGCGCCAATAACGCGCGTATAAGCGCATCTTCGTGTAGCTTCGTATCTCCGCGTTTATTTCGGTCTAATAACGTCCGCTCATCGTGAGCCAGTTCGCCAGCTATTCCGCGTCGTCCGTTATATTCGAAGATAAAGTCGTATTTTCGCATAGAGTTCGTTACCTTTTGCGTACGGTACGGCAGAATGTCCGAAGGGAACGATTCTACCGTAGTATCCGTACAAATTTTCGTGCGATAGTTGCCCCAATCAATTCCGACAATCATCGGGTATCTCCGCCTTTTAGGATAGGCGCGATATTAACGTGAAATAGTTCGGAAGGCATTGCGTCGTATATTTCGTCAACAGGTCGCGAGTTATGGTCGACGACTAGTTCCGTGTCTAAACTAACTCCGAGTTCCCATTGAGCGTCTTTACTTCGTTTAAATTGAATAACGGTAATTTCCAATTCATTCACCCCTTTAATTTACTTTAAATCTAACGTTATATTAACTAAATTAGATTTAACTTACTTTTAATCTATGGGCGAATACCTAGAAACTTGCCTGTCTTACACAAATTTGTTTGGAAAAATTTTAAGGTAATGTTGTGAAAGGATTTTTAGTAGTTGGTGTAGAAAGTATTAATAGAGGTGATATCATGTTAAAAAGCAATATTGGAGAGATAATAAAAAACTCCCCTTATCGGAGAGATTATATAGAAAAACATATGGAAGTATCTACAAATACTCTTTCTAATTGGTGCCGAGGAAAGACAACGCCGAAAGCAGAAGATTTATTTAAACTAGCGAAATTACTTGGCAAATCCGTTGACGAATTGTACGAATACACCGAGGATTAACTGTGCCATTTTAGCGCAACTGGCATTCCGCAACGGCGACATTTAAAATCCTCTCTATCTTGTAGAACGGTCGCCTTCTTATCGCAGTTAGGACACGTTACCTTATACGATTTAAACTTACCGGGTGCAAACGGATATACAGCCATCCCTAAAGCTCCCATAAATAACGGAATAGCGAATATGAATCCGATAATAGTTAACGACATTAATAATCCTATTAGAGTCATGAATAATGCAATCGCAGGTAATACGACCATTGCCGGAATACGCCACGCCCAACTCAACTTCTTCGGTTTTTTCTTCGTAATTTCTAACGTCATATATTCGTATGCGTGCGACATAACAACGCCTCCTTTTCGTTTATACATATGTATATTTTCGCACAACTTCTAATATTACGCAAAAATAAAAAGCCTACCCGTTAAGGTAGGCGTTAGTATTATAGATTTCCGCGATTTAATCTCCGCTGTAACTCCGCAACCATTAGCGAAGATGGTCGGCTTATGACGCCGTCTTGTTCCGTACCTAAGTACGCTTGTAATTTGCGTACAGTATTCGGACCAATACGTCCGTCCTGCTTTGCGCCGATCTTCTTTTGAAGCGCCTTAATTACGAGACTTCCGCCATTTCCGTAAGATACACTCGGAATAGCTTCGGTAATGGAATGTCGAGACTGTCCGCTAATTACTCCGTCTACTGGCGTGCCTAAATACGCTTGTAATGCGCGAGTTGTATCCGGACCCCACGAACCATCGACCGTCAAATTCGCCTTTGGCTTCGATTCTTTCTTCGGCTTTGGTTTCGGTTTAGATTCCGATACAACTCCGTCCGGTAATACGATTTTCTGTCCGACATGAATAACGTTAGGATCGTCTAGGTCGTTTATCTGCGCCAATACTGCGACAGTTGTGTCGTGTGATTTCGCAATAGCGCTTAGTGTGTCGTCTTTTTGTACGGTGTATGTTTCGTTAGCTTGCGACTGTTCTTTCGTAGGTTCTTCGTCATTAGGCGCCTTGTATTCTACGCCTAGAATGTCGCACCATACCTCGACGACAGCCTCGGCTACTGCGTAGAAATTGTCCTCGTCCTTATAGAAGTCGTGGTCGACTTTATTATCGATAAATCCGTATTCAACGATAATAGTCGTCGTACTTCCGGTTAGACGATGCATAAAGTAGTAGTCTCCGCGACTACCTTTCCGTTTGAATACGCGACGTAACGGAAGTCCGGATTCGTCAACGATAGCATTCGCGATACGTTCCGCAATTTCATCGTCAGAATAAATCGAATAAATCGTCTCAACTCCGCGAGCCTTTCCGTTAAATGCGTTAAAGTGATTCGACATGCAATAGTCGTATTTATTCTTGATCGCATTGGTACGACTAACGCTGTCCTGCGTTACGTCCGTTTTCCGTCCGATTGTAACATCCGCACCAAGTTCGCTTAATCTATCGTATTGGTATAACGATATTCTTAGCGTCCAGTCTTTCTCGTTAACGCCGAATCCGTTTGCTCCGTTATCACTTCCGCCGTGTCCCGGGTCGATAAATAACGACTTACTCATTACTCGTCATCCTTTCGCGGTTTAACGTAACCTAACGCTTGCTTGCTATCGCCTACTCCGTCGGTTGTATGGTCGGTCACAATTCCGAGCAAGATTAGTACGGTGAATACTCCGTTAACCAATTTCGCCAGTTCTGCGCCAATTAAGTCGGCTGCAATCGGAATATCGAACCATCCTGCGACAAGTTGTACGACAACTAATACCGCAGGGATTATCGCCAACCAAAACGACTTATTCTTAACGCGTACCTTCCAATTTACTTTCGCCATATTACCGTCCCCTTTCGTTACATATAAAAGCTATTCATAATCGGCAATAGCGCCAAGCCAATCGTTATCAATATTCCGATAAGCCAACGCCTACCTGTCCGCTCATTCTCGACGTAGTTGTCGAAGTTTTCTTCGTTACGTTGCGCTAGGCTTAACGCCTTGTCCGCCTTATCCTCGGCATTGTCCGCTTTGGCAAAGGCGTTCGTTGCCTGCGTGTTAATCGTTTCGAGTAAATTCGTTTGGTGCGTTTGGTTCGTATCAATCTTAACGAGCCACTCGCGTATTTCTGCGATCGTCTGCGCGTACTCCTTTTCGTCCAATGTTCGATACCTCCCGTTTTACGGCATAAAAATAACGCCTTAGTTGGCGTATTAATTGGTGCGGTCGTACTGTGCAACTACGACCCCGTTTATAATCATGACTGATTTATTAGCTGTAGGGTTGATGTGATCTGCCCAAGTTACTTCGGATAAAGTCCCGCTGCCTACGTCTATATCGTATATCACCTTCGCGTCACCCTCGACGTAGTTCGGATCAACTTTTGCAAATTCGAGTATCTTTTCACTTTCAGGGTTTTTAAACATACTAATGAACTCGTTTGCGGTTGGTATACTCATATGTCGATCACCCTCCTTAGTTGATGAACCATTCTCCCTCCGGTTTTTAAAGGTAATTTCCAAGACGTTTCTGCATACTTCGCTTTGACACCTAGCTTTGAGTATTCAATGTTTATCACGTCATCTATATCATGCATCGGCATTAATGCTGTTTCAAACTTAATCTTGCCGTATATTTGACTCGATTCATTTGCTATTCTCCGTACATATCCGTTTAAAGCTTCTTGATCGGCGATGTCGTTAATCTCGCGGTGGTCGGTGATTACTCTCCCTCTATTGACTGTAGACGTAGGACTATCTATGCTATCGTTGGTATAAGAACTACGCAACGGTTCTTGCTCTCCGTTAGTACGTACTACAACAAATTGATTTGGCACTGCCACTAGATCCAATTCCTCTTCCATTCCGGGAAGTGTAACAGAAATCTTATCGTCAATATACGTATATTCAGCCGAACGCTGCGAAGGACTTCTATAATAAGACGAAGTATAGTACCCATTTACGTCTACTTTGATTCCGTTGTAATTTATCTGTCGAAGTAACTGGTTAATAGCAAATAACTTTTCTTTTCCCGGCTCAAACTCGATTCTTTTATCAATTTTCTTGTCTGTATAATCAATATTCCACTTCGTAATCCCAGCGCTAGTTAGAATGTTTTTAACCGCGTCTATATAATTAGTACCCTTCTCTATCACATACCGTTCGGAAAACTTATCCTCCTTAAGAATAATTAAGCCGTCATATGCTTCAATATCGCGAATTATTAAGTTATCTTTTTCAATTCTCGTTGGACTTGATAATAAAAAGATGCCTAACGGGAAAGAGATATATTTACCGTCAAACATTTTTATTTCAAAGAAAGGTTGTATCCTATCGCTTAAATAGTTAATCGAATTGTCATCCTCTAACCTAAAGACTGCGGTTCGTTTTATATTGGCGTTTGAATTACACGATACTTCGCCACTTAAAACATTACTCAAAGTACGTATATAATTGTTATCTTTATCTAATAAATTGTACTTAAAGCGTATATTACGAGGTTGATATACGGCGTGGAGAGCATTTTTAACTGTCTCCTTACTATACCCTTGTCTTGAAATTTTCTGCATTTAAACTTCCTCCTTATAGTCAACCTCGTCAAAAATCGCCGAAACTTCATACATGCCGTTCGATATATCGAGTTCTTCTAACCCGCCTACTGTGACGTACACTTTTCTCCCCCGATAATCTCGGTACAATAAAGTCTCCATATTCCGAACTAAATTACGTAATTTTCCGAGTTCTTCTCTACTTTTAACAATGAACGTTGTCGGTAAAGATTCGGTAATATTCCCGCCGAATTCTGCAACGGATTTTGCTCTACCCGCGAAGTTTAACAAAGTGCGTTCTAACTGCAAGTTAGCATTAACATCCGGACCAACTGCTCCGGAACCGTACTCAATATTTACGAAATTAGACGGATTTTTCGCACTGGCTATAATCGCCACGTTTAAAATTAATAGTTCTAAAATACTACCACTGTCAGAATACGTGTTGTTATCTCCATGCGATCTAACAAAGTATTCCTGTTGTTCGCCACTAGCTACTGCATAATCAGTGTATTGTCCGTTTGGTTCAATGTTCGTTGCTATCCGAACAAATTCTCCATCAATACGTTTATACAAGTTGTTATATTTTACAGTGGGCTCAGTGTCTACTGGTGTTGGATTATCAATATGAATTACAATAGCAGCATCTTCTGTTGATGTAGCTAGAATTGGTTCAGCTGGCGGTGTATAACTAATATCTAGCGTTGCTGTATCAGCATCAGATTCCAGCCCATCTGAATTAGTAATCGTCAATTCCACAACATACTTCATTTGGTTTTCCAAATCATATTGAATTGTATGTGCTTTATTCGTCGTGCCGAAGTAGCTATAAACTTCTACACCGCTTTCTAATACTCGTAAGGTGTAACCCACTTGACCACTAGATGACCACTGAATCGTAGGATTAGCAGTGCTGATAACTTCTCCATTATTATGGCTCGTAATTGTTGGCGCACTTGGTTTATCCCCAGCAAAGAATACCGCGGTATCTGAATAAGGGCTAGCTAATCCTTCTTGATCATATGTTCTAACACGCCATTCAATTGTCCCGTGTGGCAGATTACTAAGTTCATAGTATTCATTGATAGTCACTTGATTAACAGTGTTCCATGTTGTATTACCTTGCAACCTCCACTGCAAATCAAATTCTGCTTGAGGATCATCATTAGAATCGTTGTGTTTCCACTCTAGACGCACTAACTCCTCTCTATTTTGGGGAGAACCACCACTCGGTATTAAATCTGTTGGGATAGTAGGAGCAAAGTTATGTTCAATTGTAAATACACCGTCTGATTCATCCCATTCTCCATAAGAATATCCATCATAAGCTCTTATCCTTATCTTCGCAATGCTTGTTTCTGATTCATTAATAAAATCATACTCATAACTAGTTACACCGGAAGAAGTTAGTCCAACGACGTCATGCCAATTTTCGCCGTTATCTGTAGATAGCTGTATATTATATTGTAAGTCTCCCGTTGGTGTAGAATTACTGTCAGACCCATCGTTCGAAGAATCCCAAGTTATTGTGTGTAAACTATTCCAAGTTTCTCCTCCGTTTGGGATTAACAAGTTTGGTTTAGAAGGTGGAACGTTATAAGTTATTTCTAATTTAGGTCGATTACTTTCATTTACTGAATTACTAGAATGAAATGAAGCTGAAACTGTTGTTGTGTCGGTTTGTTTGAACATCAATCCATTATTTTCATTTGTAAACCAATTTTGAGCAATATTGGTAATATCAACTTGAATAGCGTGTCCCGTATAGAATCTAATCTCATTTATACCGACATCTGTATGTTGTGGTTGGTTATTCCAAGTAACTCCCTCGCTCCACGCCTCTGTAACCACATATGGTTTAGCCTTTATATATCCAGATCCTATGCCACCTCTACCACCTAAAGACAAAATGGCATTGTTAATAAATGACCCTTTTGCTATCGTGGATAAATCAAACTGAATTAAAAACCTAAAACCATCGTTTTGCCCAACGAACAACTCGTCGGAGTTATTGTATGATGCATCAGGTGAACTAGTTCTTATATATGAATCTTTACCAGTACTTGCACCAGGCTGTATCGTAACAGTCGGATCAATCTCGATAGGATAAACTAAGTCGCTAACATCTGCACTTAATTCTACATATACCTTGTTGTCGTTATGTCGATTGACAACCATTTCAACATCACGTTCTGTACCATTAGCATCACGTAACCATGCAGGAATTAATTTTAATGATCCAGCAGTAAAATCGTCAGCAATATCTTTCCCTTTAACTTCAAATGCAAATGAAAAAGGAGCTCTATCCGTTTTTAAAAGAATAGTCTCCTTTATGCCATTAGGCTGTATCTTCAATTCAACGTCCGTATCATTCCACACATCTTGATACGTGATGATACTTCTATCTACACTTTCGACTTGCCCCATACTTGGTGAAGCCTTAACGGGTTTAAACGTAAGTTTATCAACACCTTTACCGATCGTATAACCTCGTTGAAAATTACGTGGAATGTGAGCATCAAACGGCACTCGCAATGCTTGGAAGTTATGGTTATTCCGATTCAACACACGTTTATCCTTCGCTTGTTTAGATTCCACTTTTGCTTGTTTAAATCGTTCACAACCTTCAAGTGCAACTGGTTCATCAATCACATCAAAGTCTGCTTCGTCATATAGATCAGTGTTGATGTTATGGAGATTCCCGTGTTCATCATCATAGTGAATTTGGCCTTGGTGTATTTCTGTTGTGTAGCTCCCATCGAAATTTATCCAAGTTTTACTATTATGAGTACGTTTGTTTCTCATTTCTCCGACTTTAAATGATTGTGTTGGCAATAGAATTCCTCCTTTCTAATTTGCCGTATATGCTTGTTTAAGACCTGTAAATAATTCTATAACTTGTTGCACTTCATCAATATTGCCGGCGTCTACTGTTATATTGACTTTCCGGTTATCCTGCGTTACATTCGGTTTTTTGTCAGTAAATCTTTTCGTTTCCGCTTGTAACTCCGCCGATACTTTCCCGTGATACCCCCGCATATCGCCGACTTTAAATCCGGCTAATTCCGGTTGTTCAGGCGTTGCAGCTTCGGAGACTTTTTGAGCCATTTTCGCAATCCCACTAATCTCTCCCGCCATACCTTCGATAAGTCCTAGACCGATCATTTTACCGACTTCGTTCTTCATTACGCGGGATGGCGATTTAATTCCGAAGAAACTTGTTAGCGTATTTTTGATATTACTTCCAACTTGTTTTACCTTTTCGATCGCTTTATCCTTCATACCTGCGATACCGTCGATTAATCCTTGGATTAAGTCTTTACCGGCGCTTAACATGTCGCCTACAAAGTCGCCTACTCCGCTAACTAACTCGGTACCAATATCTACCGCTGCTTCGCCTACAGAGTAAAGCATACGTAGTATTCCGACTACTAATTCTTCGACTAACTCGACGCCTGCTTGCAGTAAATCTGGTAACATTCCGATTATTGCGCCGACCAACTCGATTATTAGCGTAACACCTGCGGAAAGTAACTTCGGCAGTGTACGAATAATACCGTCTACTAACGACACCAAAATACGAACACCAGATTTGATAATTCGCGGTAGGTTCTTAACTAATGTCTTAACTACACTCGTTATCAATAATACCGCTGCTTCAATCAGCTTCGGCAGTGCGTCTATAATCCCGTCAATTAAGGCGATAAGAACTTGGATACCCGTTTCTAGGATCGTAGGCAGTAAGTCTACTATCGTTGTAATTAGCGATTCAATTAATATTACGGTAGTATCGATCAATTGCGGTAATGTATCGATCAATCCTTCGATTATTGCCATCAATACTTGGATACCGGACTGCAATACAAGCGGTAACATACCGACTACCGTCTTAATTGTTTCCGTAATTAACATCGTCACAGTGTCGATTAACTGTGGTAGTGTATCGATTATTCCGGTTATGAGCGACATTAGAACTTCAATTCCGGTCTCGATAACTAATGGAAGTAGTTCAGTTATTACGCCGACCATCGTTTGTATTAGCGTAGTCAATGTTTCGATAACTAACGGTAACATCATAACGATTCCGCCGATTAATGTCGTAAGGATCGTTACTCCCGCTTCCATTATCGTAGGTAGCAGTACCGCTAACGTTTCGATTATTGTCGTAATAAACGTCGTCACACCTTCTATAACTAACGGCATTGCCGTAACAATTCCGGTTAGGATGTTTTCAATAATTCCGACGCCTGCTTCGAGAATGACCGGTAAATACGTCGTTATGGCTTCTAGGAATCCGTTTATAACCGAAGTCACAGTTTCCGTTATTACATCGATATTGCTCGTAATTCCTTCGCTTATTGCCGGTAAAAACCGCGACCCTGCGATTATTAAGCCGGGAATTCCTCCGACAAGTATTCCGATTATGCTCGGTAATAACTTCGCAAATACTTCGCCAAGTTTATCTATATCACCGTTAATAACGGACTTTATCATACCGACCATGTCGCTAAACACTTCCGCAATCTTTTCCGTAGCTTCTAAAAGAAACTTAACGACCGAATTAGGTAGAAACGACCGCACTGCTCCGGATACTTTCGAAGCGATACCGCTTATTGCGTCAGGTAGTTCGCCTAACTTTTCTCCGACCGTACTTACTAGTTCGGACGTCATATCGCCAATATTTCCCCAATTCTTGATGATAACGGTTGCTAATGCGATAGCTGCCGATGCAACTGCGCCAAACGCGGTGACAAGACCGACTACTTTTAGTCCGACTAAGATCGCAGCACCTAAACCTCCGAACGTTACCGCTAATGTTCCGATCGCTGACGTAACCATTCCGATAATTACGAGGAATAGTCCGAACCCAGCCGCTAAGGTCGCTAGTATCGGAATTACAATTCCCATAGTCGTAATGAATAACTTCGTATTGTCGCTCGCATTTGTGAACCACTCGGCTAATCGCTCAAAGGCGGATATTACAGGATCAAGCGCGTCGATCATTCCGCTTAATGTACTCATAAATGGACCGCCAATGTCGCGGACAATGCCGCCGATACGGTTTCTTAATATCGACATTTTTGACGCAAACGTGTCGTATCTTTCCTGCGCTTCGTTCGTTAACGCCGTATTTTCTTCCCACGCTTTAGAGCCGAGATTTAATGCGTCCGTAAATACTTCGGATGCACCGCTAGCACGCATTAAGGAATCTCGTACACGGATTTCACCGAGTCCCAATTCGGCTAACACTTCGGCAGTATTCGCGCCCTCATCGGACATTTGCCCTAAACCATCAATGAACGTAATCATAGCGCTCGCTGCGTCTTTCTCGAATGCTTTCGCAAAATCTCCCGCAGACATTCCGGCAACTCTAGCGAAATTTTCGAGCGAGTCTCCGCCGTTCATTACGGCAGTATTCATTTCGAGCATAACGCGAGAAAACGCTGTTCCTCCGGCTTCGGCATTCACACCAACGGATGATAACGCACCCGCAAACGATAGAATCTGATCTTCGGTAAGTCCGACTTGATTACCGGCACCTGCTAGACGTAATCCCATTTCGGTGATCTCCGACTCTGTTGTCGCTAGATTATTACCGAGAGACACTACGGTACTACCGAGTCTACCGATATCGTCCATAGACATTCCGGTAATGTTCGCCAATCTCGCAAGACTCGTCGCGGCTTCTTCTGCGCCCATATTGGTAGCGACACCTAAGTCGACCATTGTCCGCGTAAAATCGATCACGTTGTCTTTTTCGATACCTAACTGACCGGCAATTTCGGCAACAGACGCAATTTCTTCGGCACTAGCCGGAATCTCTTTCGACATGTCGCGTATAGCTTTCGATAAATCTTCGTATTCGGATTCAGTTGCGTCGATTGTTTTACGCACTCCCGCAAACGCACTTTCAAAGTCAGACGCCTGTTTAACGGCAATACCGATTCCGGCAGCGGACGCAACCGCGATCACTCCGAAAGTTTTTGCGATTGTTGATCCTGCCGTCTCCATTTTATTACCGAAATTCTGTAGGTCGTTCCCTGCCGTATTTAGACTTCGTTGATAGTCGGATATATCCGCACCAATCCGAACTAATACGTCACCTATCATTTATCGTCGTCCTCCTTTCCGTTTAGTTTCGATAGGTCGAATTGCGCGAGCCACTCTTTCGTATGCTCTTGTTGTTCGCGGATTTCTTCGACCGTTTTACCTGCTATATCTTCTGCCGAAGGACGCTTGTATAGATCGTCTAACTTCGGTAACTTTCCTTGCTTACCTTTTCCGCGCGACGCCGCTGCGTACATGATTGCGTACATCGCTTCGCGTTCATTTTCATCATGTGTTCGTTCGATATTTTCTTCGCATATCATCGCAAATTCACGGTACGTCATTCGGAGGACTTCGATAGGTTGTAATCCTAAATACCGCCAACCGTGACGGACGCATTGGTCGACGTCGATATAATTCGTTTTTTCTTCGTCTACTTCATCAACGCTTCGATCTGTTTCTTCGCATCCGGATCGTTCTTGAACATCTTGTCTAGCGTTTTCTTGTAGAAAAAACTCTCTGCCACCACACCGTATGAAGTACGGTTAATAAGGTCTAAATCGATATTTTCGTTGGCAATTCCGTCCTCAATCGCCTTCTCAACATCTTTTCTTTTGAATCCTTTTTCGGTATGGAAAAGACCTGCGTAGACGATAGAAACATACGTGTCAATGTCGCCGGAAATCGCCTTTTGAATCAACATAAAGGCTCCACCTTCGTATAATCCGTTTAAGTATTTAACGCTATCTAGTGTGATTTTCAATTCGTGTTCTTCGTTATTTATTTCAAAACGTTCCATAATCGTATTACCTCCGTTTTATTTTCGATTTTAAAAAGAAAAAAGCGAGCATACCGCCCGCCATAAATTACGCTTCGTCAGGTGCACCTTCCGGAACTTCCGTTAGAGTTCCTACTTGTATATCGCCGTTTAATGTCGCTTCAAGAGAATATGTCGCAAATTCTCCGTTTGAGTTCGATTGTTCGAAAGAATCTAGTTTGTACTTTCCGAATTCAGTATCTAGTGTTCGAGTATTTACTGTTGTTATTTTTACAAGTTTCTTCTGCCTAATTGATTTTTTAATATAAGGAATAGCTGGGTCATTCTCAGTAAAAACACCCTCTAAAGACAAAGATTCCGTTACATTAGAGTAATCGGAACCAGTTTTATCTTTTGTATTCAAGTCAATAGAGTCAGCTTCTATGGAGTTAGATCCATTTGTTTGGTTAAAAGGTCGGTAGTCTGTTTTAGTGGTACTTCCGGAACCATCTTCTTCTTCAATCTCCACTAAATATAAAAATTCATCGCCTCTGTATTCAGCAGCCATTTATATTTCCCCCTTATTTTTATGTGAAATACGCTCGACCTCAATATCGAAATAAAGTCGGTGCATTCTCGTTTGATCCGAAATATCTTCGGGTATAATCGGTACTTCGTTTGTTATCGACACGTTAAAAAAGCCGGAGGTTAGCCCCCCGGTTTCGTTATATAACGGAATATCTTCGAATAGAAATAATTCTCGTATCTCGTCTTGTTTCGATGAGCGCTCCGCATGTGTCCTCGCATACAATCCGAGTTGAAAACGGAAAGTAGTCGCTATGGATTCGTTCTGTTTCGAAATAGCCGTCAAGTTATTCTGCATTTGTTCGACGGTGATAAACGGCTTTTCATCCGGCAGCTTTATTCCGTCATATATTAAAACAGACGGTATACCCGTCTTATCTTCGAGAAACACCTGTATAGAATATCCGAGTTCTAATTGCACGTTTATTCACCGTCCTTTGCTCGTTTCTCAACCGCTTTTTTATACGCGTCCTCGTTATCCCATATAGACCTCCGTATGAACCCTTTATGCGTCTTGTGTTCGTACTCTTGGCGTAATGTGTAGTCGGTACCTGCGATAATTTCCCATATACCGGTACGATTGACAGGCGACCGTTGCACGCCACTAACTAGCGTATTTTTCAATAATCCCGTCAATATAGGCGCCTTTTCCGACGCTTCACTCGCAATCTTACGCGCATAGGCTTCCGTTATCTTATCGATATCAGATTCCGCAGTTTGGTCGGTTAATTTTCGACGAACAGTCGTATGAATACCGGTCACTTTTACGGTTGATTTCGCCATTACCCCGTCAACCTCCCGACCATAATGACGCGATTCGTTGCGCCAATGCCTGCGTTATCTTTCGCCATAATCGTATAGTCGTCGTCATCGTCCCCGTATTCTACCGATATAACGTCCTTCGCAGGTATCGGTAAATCATCGATGTCTATGTCGATCCATATATCGCCTTCTTCGACTTCTACTCCGTCGATAAGGTCGCGGTCTAGTTTAAACGCGGATGATATTTCGACCACCACGGCGACAGTAGATTCCGTCACTTCTTCGGTAATCGGTTCGTCAGTTATCGGATGCCGACCGGTTTCTGTTTTGCCGATTAGCGTAATAGGTACCGTACGGTTGTGCGTAACTTCCTTGCGGTTGGATTTAATCCATGCGATGTCGTGTTGCGTAATCATCAATTATCACCGCCTAAATATTCGTCCTTTAAGATATAACGGAAACTAGCGCGACATTGCGGGTGCGGAGCGTAGATATACGTATCTTCCGGTCGGTACATACCAGCGCCCCAACCGTACGGATTTTGCCGAGACAATCGATAACATTCGTGATGTTCGTGTCGTCGGTGTCCGGGGTGGTCGATAATTTGTACCGCCTTAACAACATCTGAATCGGACGCCGAATATGCCGTTGCTACGCGGTGTGCCGTATTTCCTTCGGTTGTAACGAGTCTCCGTATCTTCCACGTTTCGTTATCGTACACTTTTCGTATATCTACCGTCATTTGATTAACGGAACGTCCTTGTAATATTCCGCTTCGTAACGTCTTGTTTAGTTCATCCCGTTGTTCGCCTGCTAACCGCCATATGCGGTCAGACAAGACTAGTCCATCGTCAGAATATCGGTTAGTTACATAACGTAACACGTTCCGATTTATTCTCCGTGGACTAATCGCATCTACCGCAACAATAGCGCCTAATGCCGTTGCGCTCGCCGTAACTGCTGATTCCGCCGAATCTTCGATTACTTTGTTTAACGCCGTAATTCCGTTATTCCGAATGATACGCTCTACCTCGTCTAAATCGCGTAACAACGAATTAACTCGCGCTCTACTTATCGTATTATCCTTTTTCGCGTATTCGTTGAGTAAGTCGATTAGTTCGAGGCGTGAGCGATCAATTTCGGAAATTGCGAATCGTTGCAGTCGTTCGTTCTCCGTTTGGTAACGTTCGAATGCAGTCGCTAGTTGCGTGTTAATCCGTTCTTGTGCGGTCATCGGTGATCCGCCCTTTCAGGCGTTACCGTGATTGACGTCCCTCCATTACGATGATACCGATACTTCCGTAGTGCTTGATTCGCTAATTTACTATAGTTTTCGAATACATTCGTCTTATCTACGGTTTCGTCTCGGTCTGTGTACGTAAAGTAACGGGCAGCGTCGGTCGATATTTCTTCGTATGCAAGGTGTAACGACAAGTATACGAGTGCGTTATCAAGATACGATTCTTCGCCTTCTGTTATACCACTTTCGTTCGTAGCTTCACCGACCCACCTGGCGACATCCGCAGATGTAACGCCGGGTATCTTCGTCAGTCGATTCAATACTCGTTCTTCTACTGTCGCCAAGTGGCGTCACCTCCGTTATTTTTTCGCTTTACTACCGGATTTCTTCGGTTGCGCTTTCGGCTTCGGTTCTGCTTTTTCTTCCTCCACCTTTTCGACGTCTGTTAAGTTGTCTAAAACGTCAATTTCCGCTTTCTTTTCTGTTGTGTAATTACCGTTCATAAATTGCTTACGTTCGTCTTTTACATAGAATCCTAACTCCGGATATTTCGATTTATATTTCGCCATACTTTTACATCACCTCTTTAAAACCCGCCGAGAAACGACGGGTTCATTATTGATTTAATTATTACTTACGCTAATCCTTTCAGACGTCCGTGTGCTTTTTCTTGTTGTACTTCAAGAGTGTATTCACCGACAAGAGTACCAGTTGTGTAATCGCCTTTTTCACCCATGTATTTATGGAAGAATTCACGACCAACTAATGGACGGATAGCCACACGGTTAGCATCTACTAAGAATAATTCGTCAGCAGCTAGGTTATTGTCGACAGCGATTTCGAATTGTCCGAAGTCAGATACGAATTGATCTACTACTTGACCACGAGTATTCTCTGCGCGCTCTAGGCGGATTTTATCTTGCTCTAAACCGGACAATGCACGTTTTTGTTTCGCAGGAACGATGATTTTGTACTCTCCGCCGTTAGCGAAACCACCTTTTTCGTAAACTTTTTGCGCTAAGTTGTTAATAGCGTCCGCAGAAAGCGCGCCATCTACTGCGTCTACGTTAGACTGAATGAATTGACGAATACCTTTCATTTGACGGATTTGCCCGTTTTCATATTCAACACCGTTAATTAGCGCTTTTTCTAGTTGAAGCGCTAATTCTAATTGTTTCTTTTGCTTTTCGTACTCATACAAGTCACTTACTCCGTACTGCTGAACTGCGGAAGCTGTCCCACTGATTTCGATAGTGTCATCGAAGATTTGAGTTAGGTTAGACACTTTTTTGCGTGCTTTGTAGCGTGCATTACGAGCGTCAGCACCTTCTACACCTTCAACGAATTGGACTTCGATTTTTGCACCGTCTGCGATGTCCGCAGCAGTTGTAGAAGCGTAACCACGCTCAACAGTTAAGTCATTACCCGAAACTGCCGTTACTTTAATTAATTCGTCTCCAACTTTTACAACATGACCAGCTCTGAATGGCTCGGCATCCGCTACTGTAACAGTAGTATCCGCCGCTAATTTATCTCCATTTACAGTTGATTCGTCAGCAAACATTTCATCCTCAAACCATTGGTGAGTAGTTTGTGTTACGGCTTCACTAAACCCTAATAGGTTAAGTAATGGTGTTTGATGTGGGTTAAGCATGATAATTTCATCAACTACAGACTGTTTTTTTCCAATTAAGCTAGCATCATAGATTTTTGACATTTAATATTTCCCCTTTTAAGTTAGTTTTTTTGTATTAAAAAAGACGCCTATTAAGTCGACGTCAAAACTATAAACCTACTTCACGTTTGTAACTCGCGTATGCTACTTTATCTTCAATCCGGCCGGATTTACGCGCTTTCGTTTCTAATTCTTCAAGTTTCTTCCTAATTTGATCCTTAGATGGATCTCGTTTTGCCTCGTGTTGCCCCGGCGATGGGTCAGCGTAATCATTTCCGCCGAATAAGAATTTGCTCGACTCTTTCAGCGACTCAATCACGGAATCAACGCCTTTTACGTTTCCGTCCTCGTCTACTTCTACGCTTTCGAAGTCTGCTAATTTGAACGCAGCTTCTAACGCATCTTTACGAATACCGCTATCTTTCGCTAATACCTTAAACTCGGATTTGATTAACCGTTGATTAGCGCTTTCTAGCGTTTGTTGTTTAATTTGTTCCGCTTCCTCTGCGGTCTTTTGATATTGTTCTAACTGCGACTGTAACCGTTCTAATTCGGTCATTTCTGCCTCTTTACGTTCTTGCTCTGCTTTTTCATACTCGGTCAACTTCGCCTTTAAGTCGTCATAATCTGCGTACTTTTCTTTTTCGCGAGCAACTCGTTTCTGAACAATATCGTTAACTTTCGACTGTGGTACGAATGTGTCATCGGACTTTTCGTTAGTTTTTTCCGTCGTTTCAGACGTTTCTTTAGTTTCGTCCACTTTCGTTGTTTCTTCGTTTACTTCCTCGTTTTTTACTTCTTCACTCATGATAAATTCCTCCCACGTTTTTTAGTCCGCGTAGACTATTGATTTCCGTTTCTTTTAACGTCTTAACGTTCGGACATAGACACTATTCTTCGTTATTTTCTAAGACTGACCCGCGTTCATTGTACGGGTCCTCCTCTTGCTTCATTAACTTTTCTTCTGCAAGAATCTCCATTAACTTAGCTTCCGGATTCTCTACACCTTTTCTCGCTAATGCGCCTTTAATTGATTCTAAGTCGGCGCTCATTTCGCTGGTTAATCGTTCTACTAGTTCGTTCTGATCTTCCGGTAACGGCAACCGTAAATGTACGACATTATCGTAACGGTCATCGTCCATTTGTTCGACTAGTTTTCGATCATAAGAAAAACGCGGGTCATCAACACGCGCTTCCATGTATCGCAAAATATATTCGTTCAGTAATTGTAACCTCGATTTCCATACGACCCATGAGCGTTGCGTTTTCGAGATAATTGTTCGGTGCATCAATTTAACGGCTTGGTCGTTTACTCCCCCGGTTTTCATTTCCGCAGTATTGACGCTAGGTACTTCTGCAATCTTATATAAATTCGAGTACATGCGGTCTAAATACGACTCTGTTGCGTCTTTAAATTTAAAATTAGACTCCAACTTCTTAGCGTCAGGTCTTTCTCCTTCTAATAGTCCGCCATCCCCTTGAAGGTTCCACATTGCGCCCGGTGCGACCTTTAAACCTTTATCGTTATCGACGCCCATTAATAACGTGATTGCGAACATTTCGAAGCGAATCGCATCGGAATAGTCGCTTAATTTCTTATTGATTTCGTCGGTTAGTTCCGACCATTTTTCAATCTCGGAAAATCCTCGATCCATTCCCGTTAATCGTTCATTCGGTATTTCAACAACAGGGATGAAATTTAATCCCATTTTTGACTTCTCTACTTTCGTATCTTTTAACCAAATATCGTTATTCTCGTCGATCTCATATACCGCCTCGTGTAACCAACACTCATAATCGTATTTTTCCTCGTCCCATTCGAGCGTAAAAGACTGCTTCCATAAGATTCGACTTTCGTCGTCTAGGTAATGGTGAAAATGTACTTCTTCTAGCAATTCCTCGTCATCATGGTTGTATTTCGAAATAACTTCGAAATCCGGTCGGAAACTTAATCGAATCCTTCCGAGCCTTTTATCATAAAACAACTTCGCCCAAACAGTACCGGCAATCTTACGGTCTTTTGCCGCTTCAAGTAGTTTCTCGTGCGTCCTATTATCTTTATGGACGCGGTTAATCAATCGTTCTTTTGCCGCAGCTCGCTTATTTTCGCGTTCTTGTTCGTCAGATTGCTTGTAACCCGGCTTAACCATATCGATAGGGTCGTCGATCACTTGCGGTTCAACTTCCCATTTCGGCTCCATTTCGAACTCCCACGCCGCCATAGTATCTATAAGTAGTCGGTCATGGTTAACGGTAAGTAACGTAGGGTCGTACTCTAATCCGCCGGGCTTCTTGTAATACCGCCAAACTTGCTGACCTTCGTATCGTTCGTACAATTTAATTACGCGATTAATTCGTTCTAATTCGTCGGCTCCGATCCATTCTTGATCCGGTCGTAGCCAGCTATTGATTTCCATTATCGACATATAACGCCCTCCTTTCGTATTGTTATCGCATTCGTTTCGCTGACGTCGTTATAGATACGCTCTTTTGTCTACTTGCAGATACCGCCATTTCAAGACTATCCGGTAGATCATCGTGGGAACCTTGTCCGTATCTCTCAAATTGTTCGAGTAATAAATGATGCCTACGCGAGAATTGAATCGTTTTATTTTCGATATAAGGTAACATCGTCTCGATACGTAATTCTTTCCGAGACCGTTGGTATATCTTTTTCAACCGCGTTTTTGCGGGATAACCTTCTGCTTCTAACCTCTCGCTAAGTATGATACCGAAGAACTCTTGCGCAAATTGCGCCTCTACGGAGATAATATCGGGTTGCCACTTATTAACGTACTTTACAATTTCCTCAATAAATCCGTCCGGCTTAATTCTGTCGCCATATGAATCTACTACATAAATCGTTCCGGTTTCTTTGTGCTTTGCTACTACGGATATTGCCGAATAGTCTCCTCGTTGTTTTCCTAACGCAAAGTCAATACCGAATGCAATTGTATATGACTTATGGTCAAACGTTTGATTCGGAAATTTCTCGTCCCAATACGTAAATGTTTCCGGGTTGAATATCATTGATTCCTCGTCGACAGGGTTGTTCATATACTCTGTGTTAAACGCTTTACTTCCGTTATCCCACTTCCATTTCATCAGCTTAAATAACGGCTGAACATCTTCCCATAATACCTTCGACCCTTCGAGCATTTCTTTTTCGTGTTTCTTGTAGAACGCCTCCGCTTCGTCCTTACGTTTCGGATTCTCGCGGTCCGTGTAAATTTCTCGGCATTCTTCCCACAAGTCCGACCGTTTCGGAAATTCGATAATGGCTCGGTATACTTTCGATTCGAAGTCCGACCGCTTATATAATACGTTCATCAAGAGCGCTTCCCAATGGACGGTAGTACCCATGTACACAATCGCCGTTTTCTCGCCTTTTGGATCGCCTAACGGTACGACTGTCTGCGAGAACCAATCCCGTAATTTCGACCGTTGCTCCGGCGTACTGGCGTTACCTCCTGGGCGCGCATCCTCTAAGTCATCGCATACGATTAAGTCCGGACGAGAGCCGTTCCAGTTACGTCCGCGCAACGCTTGGCCGGTTGAAGCCGCCTCAACCAGCGCAATTTGTCTCCGCCTATCTCCGTCTTGATACCACGCTATAAACGCATCGGACTTATCGGTTATATTCGATTGATCTTTCGGAGATAATAACGGGCCAAAGTCATTCCGTAGTTTTTCGTTATATTTCAGTTGGTTACGTATCCACTCCATGTTACCGATTGATACCGTCGGTGTTTCCGATATGATAATCGTGTATTTACGTTTTCGATAAACGACTTCATGTACCGGAAACCCTTTCGATAGATACGTAGACTTGGCGTGGGAACGCGGAGCAGCTACTGCCACTTTCGCATTAACTTTATCCGTTGATACCTCGTTCATAATGTCGGTTATTTCCTTATGGAACTCCGGTGACTGCGATTTATCGGATATATCAAAGCCTTCCCAATTTCCGTCATTACCCGGATTCATTGCTTCGGAAAAGTATTCGATCGCAAACTGTAGATTATCGTCTTCACATCGATCTATCCTTCGCAACCTATCGAGTTCATTCGCCTTTTCCATATAGTCGGCGATAACTTCGCTAGGCATAGCGTCAATGTCCGGGTACTTGTCGTCTAACATTGCGATATAGTCGTCGTATACTCCGATTAATTCTCGCCGTTCTTTTCGTTCTAGCCATCTTCCGTCAACCCATGCGATCATTAT